AGATCGACTGCGCCGGAGGCCTCGTCATCGCCCGAAAGCAATGCATAGCTCTGTGCGATCTTATCCCGGATGGCAGATGCATTGGCAAGGATCTTGCGGCGGCTTTCCAGCGTCTGTTCCTCTCCGGCGGGCCGTATGACACGGGCATCCGGGGCGCGGAGCGGCTGAGCCCCGTAGCGGCGGCCCACCGGATTCTGTGCAACGACTTCGGCATGATCCCGTTCTCAGTTTACCGGAAAGACGGGGACGCACGGGTCCCGGTGCAGGACCTGGAACTGAATCGGGTATTCAAAATCCGGCCAAACAGCGACATGACGCCCTACATGCTGGGGCGCACAGTCATGTCCAACGCCTTCTGGCATGGCTTCGGCGCTGTGTGGAACCGGCGGGGACCGGACGGGCTGATCGCGGAGCGCATCCCCCTCCCCTCGGACTGCTGCTCCATCCGCCAGGACCCGGAGACCGGGCAGTATTTCTACGACTACAGCGTGGACGGCGTGTTCCGGACGTTTACCGGATACGAGCTGAGCTTCCTGTTCTTCGAGAGCTACGACGGCATCCGGGGCCGGGGCTTTCTGAACCTGGCGCGGGAGACCATCGGCGCAGAGGGCGCCGCCCAGCAGTACGGCCGGAAATTCTACCAGAACGGGGCGATGATCTCCGGGATTGTGGAGGTGGACACAGATCTGGGAAGAGAAGAGCGCGACAGGGTCCGAAGCGAGTTCGCCAAATACAACCCTTATGACGACGACGCCTTCAAGGTGGCGGTGCTTGGCCGAGGATACAAGTACACACCCATCGGGCTGAACCAGAAGGACAGCCAGTACATCGAGAGCCGGACCTTCAGCGTGGAGGAGGTGGCCCGCTTTTCCGGGGTGCCCAAGTCCATGCTGCAGAGCGGCAAGGAGAGCTATGAGAGCAACCAGCAGCAGCGCATCGTATTCGTGACGGATGTTCTCATGCCCTATATCATACAGGCAGAGCAAGAAAATTCTTACAAATGTTTGCTCCGGCAGCAGCGGGCGGAGGGCCTGTACTTCAAGGGGAACCCGGCGGTGCTGCTGCGGGGCGATGACCAGAGCCGGGCGGCCTTTCTGTCCACGATGATCGAGCACGGCATCCTGAACCCGGACGAGGCGCGGGCCCTGGAGGAGCGGGCGCCCATCCCCGGCGGCTGGGGGCAGACGTTCTTCATCACGAAAAATCTGGGCTCCATGGAGTCTGTGGCGAAAGACACAGAGTAAAGCGCACCATACCTTGAAAATTGAATACAGGGCGTGTGCTGCCTGAAAGCAAGCACCGGGAGTTGATACCCGTTAGGTGAAGAGAGCGAAGACAACAGCGAGTGCTGGCGGCTGAATACCAGCATCCGGGAAAAATTTTGAAAACCTCTTGACTTTATTGTACGCACGATATATATTTATTGTGCGAACAATAAAGGAGGTGTAATCGTGTCCCCATCGCAAGGGAGGCCGCATATAGAAAACCCAAAGAGTGAGCGCCTCTTTATCAGGGTTACTCCGACAGAGAAAGCCAGCATACAGCAATTTGTAAAAGAATCGGGCTACTCTCTGTTAGAGCTTATTCGACTGGGTATCCAATCGGCCAAAGAAAAATAGAAACAGCCCGCCACCCTGAACAAGTTACGGACTGCTTCTATAACACCAAACCACAGAGGTTTGATAAATCCATTCTATCAGACCGCCTGTGGGAAATCAACAGGAGGTTTTTATGAAACAGCAGGAAACGGCATACATCCGTGACGGGGAACTCCCCGGAGTGCGTATCCTGAACGGCACCGCATACGGAGAGGCTGGCGGACGCTGGTGGCCCGTATCGGGACTTCTGCGGACCAGAGACGGGGACCTGCTTCCGGTTCTGGACATCCCCCAGATGGAGGAGGGACCCAGGAGGGAGGCGGCGGTATGAAAGGCGCGGAGCGGTTCCGCTATGAGGACCCCAAGTGCCTGGACTTCTTTCTGCCCATGTACCAGGACATGATGGAGAAGCTGGAGAGCGGACAGGACACCTTTGTGAACGCGCCGCCGGAGGCCCCCTGCACGGCTGGGCGCTTCATGGGCTGGTTCGGGCTGAACGCCATGGCCTACGGCTTCCGGAAGGGGCTGGCGGCGGCAAGGTGCGTCATGGAAGTGAGAGGTACCGATGGGCAATCTGATTGATTTGACTGGACAGCGATTTGGACGGCTGGTAGTGATTGGTCGAGGTGCAGATTATTTAACATCTGGCGGACATAAATTCGCACGTTGGAGATGTAAATGTGACTGTGGAAATATTGTTCTGGTTAAAAGTGTACATCTCCGTAATGGCATTACAAAAAGTTGCGGTTGTATCTCTGCCGAACTTTTGGAAAAGCGAAATAGGGTTCACGGAATGCGTTATACAAAACTCTATGAGGTATGGAAAGGGATGAAAAGCCGCTGTGAGAATCCTAAACACATAGGTTTTAAGGATTATGGCGGACGCGGTATCTCTGTATGCGAGGAATGGCGAGATGATTTCCTACAGTTTTATGAATGGGCTGTCGGACACGGCTATGCGGACGGTTTGACAATCGACCGTATTGATAATGAAAAAGGGTATTCCCCCGAAAATTGCCGATGGGTGACGCGAGCATTCCAAAATGCGCACAAGCGAAATAACCATCTAATTGAGTTTTCGGGGCAAATCCATACACTTGCAGAATGGGCAAGACTTACTGGTATAGATCATACCGTGATTCTAGACAGATTAAAGCATGGTTGGCCGATTGCACGCGCATTGACAGAAAAAATCCACAAGAAATAATATGGCATATGTCGGAGATGGCTACCAAAACCAACTGAGCGGACAGCTCTCTTGGCGGCGGTGGCCGTCTCCGCTTTATTTTTACAGACAAGGAGGGAGCTTATGGTAGATATCCAAATCAGAGGTGAAATCTGGGACAATGACAGTTCGGAAGTTTTGCGATGGCTTGGGTGGAGGGACTTGACCTGCCCAAATGATATTGCGAAAGCACTGGAGGCTGCTGGCGGAGACGAGGTGACGGTCCTGGTGAACTCGCCGGGAGGCGATCTATTTTCCGGGGCGGAGATTCGCTCCATGCTCCGGAGGTACAACGGGAGAACGGAGGCGCTGATTCAGGGCTATGCGGCATCAGCCGCGACCGTGGCGATCTCTGCGTGCGATGTGATCCGATGTGAGAGCGGAGGGCTCTGCTGCTACCACAATCCCGTCAGCACAGCAGAAGGAGATTACCGGGATATGTCAGGAGCATCCAAGAGCCTCAAAAATGCGAGAGACACCATCCTCGACGCATATTTGGCCCGGCCGGTATGCAAGACCACTCGGGAAGAGCTTGCAGCTTTAATGGACAAGGATATTTTTATCACTCCCACTCAGGCCAAGGAGTACGGCCTGATTGACGAGATCGTGACGCTGGAGGGTGTCACAGAGCCGGAGGGAGACCCGGCGGCATTTGTAGCGGCGGCCGGCCGCATCCGCCTGACCGCGGCCATGCGGGAACAGTACCGGCGCCATGTGGCGGAGGACCGGGAGGCCGCCGCGCGAGACTGTGAGGCAAAGCGCATCCTGGCCCGGCTGGGAACGCTTGCAAAATACTGACCCTGAAAGAGGGGACAGGTCCCCCCTTTCGATTCCCCCCGCCAGTCTGCGGACTGGCGACGCCGCCCAAGGCGGCTAAGTCAAGGAATTTTCGCCACGTACACGCCGCGGCGAAAATAGATGCAAATCAATATGGGACAATGGAGGAACAAAATGGACTACATGGAGAAGATCACGGAGCTGCGGGCCAGCAAGGCCAAGCTCAACGAACAGGCCCAGGCCCTGGTGACCGAGGGCAAGTTCGAGGACGCCAATAAACTGGCGGACCAGATGGAGGGCATCAACAAGCAGATTCAGGCGGTGGAGCGGCTGCTGGACGAGAGCCGGAAGCACGCCGTCCCCCTGGACGGCAAGTATGACGGCATCCTCCACGACGAGGGGACCGGAACGCCCAAGGATGGGAAAAAGGATGCCGTGAAGCCCTTTGCCACCCTGGGCGAGCAGCTGAAGGCCGTCTATGACCTGCGAAAGGGCCTGGTGGCGGACGAGCGACTGGAGAAAGTCAACAACGCCGCCGGCGTCACCGGCACCAACGGCCCGGACGGCGGCTTCGCCCTCCAGGAGGACTTCGCCGGGGCGATCCTGGAGAGCGCCGTGCGGCAGAGCCCCCTGCTGAACCGCTTGGACCGGTACACCTGCTCCAGCGCGGCCAACGCCATGCGGTGGCTGCACGCAGACGAGACGGATATCTCCACCAGCGTGTTCGGCGGCATTCAGATGTTCTGGGCGGCGGAGGGTGCCACGGTGGCGGCCAGCAAGCCCCAGTTCCGGGAGATGAAGCTGGATCTGGAGAAGATGATGGGCTTCTGCTACTGCACGGACGAGATGCTGCAGGACGCCGCTTTCCTGACCGGCTTTGTGGGCAACGGCTTCACCCTGGCGGCGGACCGGCTGCTGACGGAGAGCGTCATTTCCGGCAACGGCGTGGGCAAGCCCCTGGGCCTCCTGAACTCCGGGGCCGTGATCGTGGTGGACAAGGAGTCCAGCCAGGCCACCGGAACGTTCCAGGGCGCCAACGTCATCAAGATGCAGGCCCGGGCCATGCCCCGGGGCCGGGACCGCATGGTGTGGCTGATGCATCCGGACCTGGAGGAGCAGCTGCCGTATCTGGCCATCCAGAGCGGCGAAGCGGCTAAGTTCCTTTGGAACCCGGAGGGGGGCCTGGGCAACTTCGACACCCAGCGGGTGCTGAACAAGCCGGTGCTGTTTGAGGACAGCTGCCCCGCTCTGGGCAGCAAAGGCGACGTCATGCTGGTGGACCCGATGCAGTACATCCTGCTGAGCAAGGGCACCGCAAAGCAGGACTGGTCCATCCATGTGGAGTTCCTGACGGACCAGAACTGCTTCCGCATGGTGTTCCGCTGCAACGGCGCCCCCAAGGTGAACAAGCCCCTGAAGATCAAGAACAGCTCCAAGACCCGCAGCCCCTTTGTGGCGCTGGCCGCCCGTACATAAGGAGGACAGTATGAATCGGATTTGTGAAGAAGTGCAGTACCTGGACGTATTCGCGCCCCAGGCGGTGGCTACGGCCACGAAAAAGACCAGTACCTTTGTGGACACCGCCGGCGCGGACAGCGTAGAATTCCTGATCTACACCGGCGCCCTCACCAGCGGGAAGAAGCTGACGGTGGGCGTCCAGACCTCCGCGAACGCCGGCGGCTCCAGCCCGGAGGAGGCGGAAGAGATGGTATTTACAGCATCCGGCTCCACCCCCGGCCTCGCCGTGGTGAGCTACAGGGTCCGGGGAGACCGTGACCGCTATGTGGGCGTCACCTTCCAGCACAACGCCGGCTCGGAGGTAGACTGCGCCGTGCTGGCCGCTGTGCGGCCGATGTACCGGCCGCCGGAGAACAGCTGGCAGCTGGTGGTGTAAGTCATGACAGCCTGGAGCGAGGCGATCAGGGCCCGGCTTATGGCCTACTGCCGGATCGACGTACTGGAGGATGGAGAAGAGGACCTGCTCAAGACCCTGTATCTCTCCGCTGTCGCGTATCTGGCGGGCGCGGACATCTCTGAGCCGGAGGCGGACACGCCCAGGCGGGCCCAGTACGACCTGTGCGTGAACGCCCTGGTCCTGGACGCCTATGACAAGCGGGGCACCACCGTCAGCGGCTCGGCGCTGACCGACAACCGGGAATACCGGGGGACCTTCCTGCAGCTGCAGGCCACGGAGCCGGTGTCCGAATCGGACACATGAAAAGGGCCGCCCCGGCGGAGGCCGGGGCGGCGGGGCAATCATACGGGATTGCCGTGGTAAGCATCAAGGTCCACCAGGGCATAGGCCGCCATCTGAGGCGGCGCACAGACGGGAAGCGCCGCGGAGGGCGCCGGAATTTCGCGGCCCAGAGCCTGGGCGGAGATCCCCCAGAGGCCGATAGCGTCCGCGGCCATGTCGATGGCGTCGGCGGGATCCTTCCCCTCCGTATTGATATCCAGGTCCGGCACGTAGACCACATAGCCGTGTTCGGACGGCGTCAGGATGATGGGATAGGCTTGTTTCATGAGAATTCCTCCTTTTGCGGAACA